GTAAATGGAGTTAAAGATAGTAAAGTTATATTTTATCCAGATAAAAATGGTAGATTTAAATTAAGCTGGACACCTCCAGTTCATTTACAAAACAATATTATATTAAAAAATGGATTAAAAAAACCAGGCAATGAACACATGGGTTGCTTTGGTTGTGACAGCTACGATATATCAGGAACTGTAGACGGCAAGGGCTCAAAAGGCTCTTTACACGGTTTAACAAAGTTTAGTATGGAAGATTCTCCAGCTAATCATTTCTTTTTAGAGTATATAGCTAGGCCCCAGACTGCTGAGATATTCTTTGAGGACGTTCTAATGGCACTTGTATTTTACGGGATGCCTATACTAGCAGAAAATAATAAACCCCGTCTATTGTATTATTTAAGAAGGCGTGGTTATAGAGGTTTTAGTATGAATAGACCTGATAAAGTTTGGAATAAACTATCTGTTGCTGAAAAAGAAGTAGGTGGTATACCAAACTCAAGCGAAGATATAAAACAATCACACGCTGCTGCTATTGAAATGTATATACAAGATCACGTAGGTGTGAAGCAAGACGGAAGCTATGGTACGGTTTATTTTAATGAGCTGTTAAACGACTGGGCTAAGTTTGATATAAATAATAGAACTAAATTCGATGCTTCTATAAGTTCTGGTTTAGCTATAATGGGCTGTAATAGACATTTATACGCTCCAAATGCTAAAATAGAAAAACAAAAAATAAATATAAGTTTTGCTAGATATAAACAAGGCGGAACACATTCAAAATTAATAGAAAATTAATATGGCTGAATCAGTTGTTAAAGGTTATTTTCCAAGTCAAGTCGCTAGCGATTTAGAAAAAATGAGTAAAGACTACGGTTTGAAAGTTGCTAAAGCAATTGAAAGCGAGTGGTTTAAAAGAGACTCAGGTACTAATAGGTTTTTTGGTAATCAAACAGAGTTTCACAAGTTGAGATTATACGCTAGAGGAGAACAATCAATACAAAAATATAAAGACGAGTTGTCAATAAATGGTGACTTAAGTTATTTAAACTTAGACTGGAAACCAGTTCCCGTTATACCAAAGTTTGTAGATATAGTTGTAAACGGTATATCTGAAAGAGTTTACGATGTTAAAGCTTATTCTCAAGACCCATCAGGTGTTAGTAAAAGAACAGCTTACATGGAATCTATGCTTAGAGATATGCGTAGTAAAGATCTAACAGCTTTTGCGAAAGAAGCTTTTGATATTGATTTATCAGAAAATAGTCCTGAAATATTACCAGATTCTCAACAAGAGTTAGATTTACACATGCAGCTTTCTTACAAACAAGCTGTAGAGCTAGCTGAAGAACAAGCAATAAACGTAATATTAGACGGTAACAGGTATGACTTAACAAGACGTAGAATAAATTATGATTTAACCGTTTTAGGTATAGGCGCTGTTAAAACAGTGTATAACAAGTCAGAAGGTATAAAAGTAGAATATGTAGATCCAGCTAATATGGTTTACTCCTACACAGAAGATCCTAATTTTAATGATATTTATTATGTAGGTGAAGTTAAAAACGTACCTGTAAACGAATTAAAAAAGCAGTTTCCACATTTAAAAGAGGACCAGTTGAATAAAATAACAGGTCAAGGTTTTCAAAATAGTGGTTTTTATAATAGAAGCTTAACAGAGTCAAATCAGGTTGATAAAAATCAAGTACAAGTTTTATACTTTAATTACAAGACATACGCTAATGAAGTATACAAAGTAAAAGAAACAGCAACAGGAGCTAGTAAAATCATAGTAAAAGACGATACATTTAACCCTGTTGTTGATCAAATGCTTGAGGCTAAGTACGGTAAAATTTCTAGATCATTAGAGGTTTTATACGAAGGCGCTGTAATATTAGGTACTGATATACTACTTAAATGGGACTTAAGCAAAAACATGATGAGACCTAAGAGTGATTACACTAAGGTTAAAATGAACTACGCTATATGTGCACCGCGTATGTATAAAGGTAGAATAGAAAGTCTAGTTAGTCGTATAACTGGTTTTGCTGACATGATACAGTTAACTCATTTAAAACTACAGCAGGTTATGTCTAGAATGACACCAGATGGTATTTATTTAGACGCTGATGGTTTAGCTGAAATAGATCTTGGCAATGGTACTAACTATAACCCACAAGAAGCGTTGAATATGTTTTTTCAAACAGGTTCAATTATAGGTAGATCTATGACTAGCGAAGGGGATATGAATCCTGGTAAGGTTCCTATTCAAGAAATACAAAACGGAGCTGGAGGAGCTAAAATGCAAAGTCTAATAGGAACATATAACTACTATCTACAGATGATACGCGACGTGACAGGTTTAAATGAAGCATCAGACGCTTCTACTCCTTCAAAAGACGCTTTAGTTGGTGTTCAAAAAATAGCAGCAGCTAATAGTAACACAGCAACAAGACATATATTACAGTCTGGTTTATTTTTAACTTCAGAGGTAGCTGAGGCTATATCTCTTAGAGTTTCTGATGTTTTAGAATATTCTGAAACTAAAGAAGCTTTTATACAAAAAATAGGTATACATAATGTTTCTACTCTTTCAGAAATGTCTAATTTACATTTATGTGATTTTGGTATAACTATAGAATTATCACCTGATGAAGAGCAGAAGCAAATGCTAGAAAACAATATACAAATGGCTCTTAGTGGTGGTGGTATTGATCTTGAAGACGCTATTGATCTTAGAGAAATAAAAAACATAAAGCTAGCTAATCAACTACTTAAAATACGTAGAAAGAAAAAACAAGAAAGAGATCAGCTAATGCAACAACAAAATATACAAGCTCAAGCCGAAGCTAATGCGCAGGCTCAACAGGTTGCTGCTCAAGCAGAGGTTCAGAAAAACCAAGCTATAACTGAACAAAAAATACAACTAGAGCAAGTAAAAGCTAAAATAGAAGAGGCTAAAACACAAAAAGAGGTTATGTACAAAAAAGAACTTATGAATCATGAGTTTCAGATTAACATGCGTCTAAAGAGTATGGAGGTTGAAGGTCTAAGAAATAAAGAACGATACAAAGAAGATCGTAAAGATAAAAGAACTAAGATACAAGCAACTCAACAAAGTGAGATGATTGAGCAAAGAAATAGTGGTAAACCACCTAAAAACTTTGAATCTTCAAGTAATGATATACTTGGAGGCGGGTTTGATCTAGGAGCAACAGATCCTAGGTAATTATTTATTAATTTTATAATATTATATTATGGCAGAAGAACAAAAACAAGAAGAGCTTCAGGAAGAAGCTGTAGAGCAAAATCAAGAAGTTCAAGCTGAAGCTGTTACAGAGGAACCAGCTAACGATGTACCAAAAAATGAAGTTTTAGAAGATGGTACAATTAAACTTGATTTATCAACTAAATCAGCTGAAGAAGAAGTTGAACCTGAAAAACAAGAAAAAACAAGCGAACAGCCGGTTGAAGAGGTTGTTGAACAACAAGAAGTTGTTGAAGAGCAAGAAGAGCCTCAACAAGCATTAGAAGAAATAACAGAGGAGGAAGTTGAAGAACGAGTTGAGGAACTTACAGAGCAAGTTGAACAAGCTATAGTTGAAGCTGATGCTGGTGTTGAACTACCTGAAAATATTCAAAAAGTTGTAGACTTTATTAATGACACTGGTGGTACTTTAGAGGATTATGTAAAGCTAAATCAAGATTTTAGTAATTATGATGACAAAGCTTTATTAAGAGAATATTACAAACAAACTAAACCTCACTTAGAAGAAGAAGAAATAAACTTCTTAATGGAAGATAATTTTTCATTCGACGAAGAAGTCGACGATGAGAGAGATATTAGAAGAAAAAAATTAGCGCTAAAAGAGCAGGTTGCAAGTGCTAAAAGCCACTTAGACGGGTTAAAGTCTAAATACTATGAAGAGATCAAGGCTGGTAGTAAGTTGCTCCCAGAGCAACAGAAAGCAGTTGAGTTCTTTAATAGATATAACAAAGAGTCTGAGGAAAATCAGAAATTACAAGATCACTATAAAAATGTGTTTCAACAAAAAACAAATAATGTTTTTAACGATCAGTTCAAAGGTTTTGAATATAAGGTTGGTGAAAAGAAATATAGGTTTAATGTAAAAGATTCTAGTAAAGTCAAAGATACTCAAAGTGACATCAATAATTTTGTCAAGAAGTTCTTGAATGAAAAAAATGAGATGTCGGATGCTTCGGGTTATCACAAAGGCTTATTTACTGCTATGAATCCAGATTTAGTAGCTCAACATTTTTACGAACAAGGCAAGGCAGATGCTATAAAAAACAGTATGGCTAAAGCTAAAAACATTGACATGGATCCAAGGTCTACTCACGAGAAGGCCCCAAGTCCAAATGGCTTTACAGTAAGAACCGTTGACAACGATGTCGGAGACTTTAAGTTTAAAATAAAAACAAGATAACTTAACAATTAAAATTAAAAAATTATGGCTAGTGGACAATTTACTGGGAGTAGCTTAGCTCTCTCACACTTAACCCCAAGACCTGTTAAAGATTTATATGGGTCTAACTACCTGTCTATTACAGGTAACGATTACAACTTTACTAAACAATTCCTACCAGAAGTTTACGAAAAAGAAGTTGAAAGATACGGTAACAGAACTGTTGCTGGATTTTTAAAAATGGTAGGAGCTGAAATGCCTATGGCTTCTGACCGTGTTGTATGGTCTGAGCAAGGGCGTATTCACGTTGCATTTGACGACTGTTCTACAGACGCTAACGGTGGTGCTACTAATGAGTTAACTTTTGAATCTGCAGAAAAAGCTTCATTAGTTAACAAACATGACACTATCATTGTTAACACTGGAGGTACTACAGTAAAATGTTACGTTTCAGATAAGCCAACTGCAACTACTGCTACTGTTATTCCTTACACTGCTGCTACTTTAGCCGCTGCTGGTATTGCGAATGACACAGCTAATTTAAAAGTATTTGTTTATGGTTCTGAGTACAAAAAAGGATCTAGTTTAGCTGGAAACTCAAAAGACGCGCAGTTTACTACTTTTAGTAATAAGCCAATTATCTTAAGAGACAAGTACAGTATAAACGGTTCTGATACTGCTAGTATCGGCTGGGTAGAAGTAACTACTGAAGCTGGAACTGGTGGGTATTTATGGTACTTAAAATCAGAGCACGAAGCACGTTTAAGATTTGAGGATCAATTAGAAATGGCGATGATTGAAGCTGAGCCAGTTTCTTCTACTCAAATGGATGCTGCTGGTATTTTTGAATCTGCTGCTGTTGTAGGACAACACGGAACTCAAGGTTTATTCTCTGCTATTGAAGCTAGAGGTTTAGTATATAACAACCCTGATTTCGGCGCAACTGGAACTGGTGCAGGTGAAGGAATTAATGAGTTTGATGTTATATTAC